TATCGTTTGCGCCCGCAGTAAATGCCAATGTTAGCATTTTACCATCAGTTTTTATAAATCTAATTTTATTTGTTCCAACTTTTTCAATCTTTACATTACTATTATTCAAGTCAGAATTATTCTGCATTGATGTAACAACAGTGTCGATTGATGCTGTTGTGAATGAAAATGCTGTTACACTACCGTCAACCGACACAGTGAAATCTGAAGTTATAGATGTAATGTCTACTATAGCAATTTCACTTTGAATTGTTGTTTCAGTTGCACCACTGTGTCTCCGTAATTCTAGGACACCCTTTGAGTCATCGTGCCTAGCATATACATCACCAAGAATTATTAATGAATTATTAATTGCGATATCATCATTGAGATATATTGAAACTTGTAATGCCTGGAATGCACCTGATACTGAATTATAATTTGCAAGTTTAATATCTACGCCGCCGCCTTGCTTTGTTAAACGAACATAAACGTCACCTGATATTGCATTTGCTGGTGCGAAATTTGAAAATGAGAAGTTAGGTGAAGCGATGTCACCAAGTAGAACCCAAGTAGTTGAAACTTTCTTCCAATATGACATTTTTATGGTTGACGCAACAACTGCAAAGTCGCCTGCTGAACCAAATGTATTTACTGGAGCGGCATAACCAGATGCGTTCATCGGTTCCACATTACCTGTGCCCGGTGCATCCATTAATACTGATGGTGCCTTTGCAACCCAGTCTGTGCCATTATACTCAAATAGTCCATAATCTGATGCTGTTGCTTCATGCCAATATGTACCATTCACTAAAACGCCTGCAGGTTCTTCACTACTTGCTTCTAGTTCTGCTAGATCAATATCTGCACGAATAACATAAGCATTGTTTGAAACACCTAGATACTGATATGCTGCTAGTAGACCATATTCACTTGTTTCGGAACCCTGTACTACTGATCCGCCTACTTCGTAGAACTTTGGTTCGCCAAAAGTTTCTACTAATTCACGTTGTGAGGAAACTAGATATGCAACACCAGAATTTGCTGGAATTGTACCTGCTGCTAATGCTGTTCCTGAACCGTCTGTTTTGTTTGATGCTGTTGCTACTACAACTAGCGGAAGGGTACCTTGTGTTGCAGATACGTACTGTGATTCGTCCGTAACCATTACTGATACACCTGGGGATACTAATGTCGCCATTCTGCTTCTCCTTATAAAAACATATATGTGTTTGCTAAGAGTATTTATTAAATATACAGAAAAATGCGTATTTTTGAATTAACTACATAGACAATTGATTCATAACTAAGATATATAGTTCATCAATTGGTCTAAGTTGAATTTTAATTCGGATAGGTCACCATTATTATCAATAGTATAATCAGCCATCCACTGTTCAAGACTCATACTATCTTTAGACTCGGGAGGCAAGTGCATACTCCGATCAACCCAGATAGCATAATCAAAAACACCAGTATTTCTCATTGCAAAAAATTCACGCTTGTTTCGCAAGCCACAATAGATATCATAAGAAGAAAACATTTCTCTGCCAAGTTTTGCTGCATCAGGAACATTATAATCACAAATAGCATTATACCATTCTTCACGATGATTATGACGATCTGAATAACAATCTTCTTCGCAAGTATATCCGTACTTGTCTTTTAAATTATTATAAATGAATAGTTTTGAACAAAATTGAGAACTACTTTCAAAAGAATAACCATAATCATCACGTAAAAATTCACACACAGTATCTTTTCCGTGTCTGCCGTGACCAATGACCAGCAATGTAGGCTTACTCATACTATATTCCTCTAGATTCGTTGTATAGACTAATATAGCATTGTATCAATAAATTGTCAAGTCTAATCGTAACCTAAATGTGCAACCTTAGAAATATCATCATCATCATCAATTTCAGATATTGGAGTTAACCATGTAGTTCGGTTATTCCAAATATTTTCAAAATCAGCATTTGAATTTACTAGTCGTTCATGGTTTCCCCATAAACGTCTGATATAAGACTCGTATACACTACGCATCTCGTTTGTAGAGTATGATCCTGGAAATAAGTGTCCCTTGACTGCAAAAAACACTTCGTTCAGTTTTTTAAGTTCATCTAATGTCATAACAAATCTATTTATCATGTTATATTGTAGTTATCGCTAACGTGTTCTACTTTTCATATAGTAGCAGTTATCCAATTATGAATCCAAGTGGTGCTGACCCATCTACATAAGTTGCAAGTTCTAATTCAAGTTTATCAATTAGAACATCTGCCTCTGCTTTCATTTCTGCACCATTTAACGTCACCCCGCCTTGTGCGCCAGGCAATGATGAAAATTTACCACGTGCTTCACCTAGCATACGTTTGCAGTATGCAAGAGCATAATCTCTCAACCAGGATTTTAAATATGGATCAACTAACAGTTGTTCGTCATTGCGTTCAACGTGTACGTGAATAAGAACTAATGCATCGGCTCTCATTTTTCTTAATAGTTTTAATTTTTTTGTTACTGGATTCCAAATATACATAATATCGGTTGCTGCTACTTTATTTAAAGTTTCACGATACTGAGTAAAGAAATCAAATGTTGCAACCCCACCAATATGATTATTAAGAAAGAAATATGAATTTGCATATGCCAATTCAAATGGATCCATATCAACCCCACCAGAAACACCGTTACCGAATGAACGGTTCCATATTTGTTTTACTTCAATAATTTCTTCTGGAAGTGTATATTCCGCAACATCTTCTTTTAGTTCCAACGCATAGAAATCTTCTTCAACTGCATTTTCTGAACGTTGTCTTATTTTAGAAAGAGCGATATCCAATGCAACATCATAATGCTCTGGATCCAATTCGATATCAATCATCCCATCGCCTAGCAATAGTCTGATTTGTTTGATTACATCATTCTTAACTTTGTTTCTGGTTTCAGGCATAATTTATCTCCGATATACAGTATTTATCAGAAACTAAAAAATACGCAGTATCAATGTCTGTTCATTAAATCGTCCATTCATTTTTGTTTCAACACTCTTAACTGAACTGAACTCTTTCTGTAATGAACGCTTTGAGACCTTTTTGAACATAGATACTTGTTCAGCAGGCTTTCGCATAGTTTTTTGTACACTTTTCTTTTCATCAAAGTTTATAAGAGTTGTCCCTTTAAATGACAATGAGTGTTTATCCGTAGGATAATATATACCTAATTTACGTGTCTTCGTATTATATGTCATAATAGCCTGTGCATCTAAGCATTCCATTGGCTTCTGACTCACACTCTTTGTTGCTGTATCTTGTTTGCAATATTTTACCTTAGCAACTATCTTTTCTCTACTCTGTGGCTTATTCTTGCGAGGAGTACGATTGATTTTACTTTCCTGAACAATCATTTCACACGCATCCAAGATATTACGATACATCGTCCAAGTATTTTTTATTTGATTTTTTTTAAGATGATTGTAACCTTCTTTGATCTGTTCGTAGTCTTCCTTCTTTGCATCAGTCATACGCTTTGGTGGATTAACAAGAATGTCAAATTCAGAAAATGCTCCCTCAAAAAATGCATAAATTTGTTTTGCATGATTGCCCTTTGCTTCTGCTTTTCGCAGTATCTTTACTGGATCAAATGACCGCAATGTTGATTTTTCGCCATCAAAGTTATCAATAAAGTCCTCAATATCTGCAGCCATTTCTACTGATTTTTCACGCAATAATTGCTGTATTGATGGACGTGGAGTATCTTTTGCTTTTGCTACTTCTTGCTTTTCTGCCTTAACTTGCATTCCCTTTTCAATAACTAATTCTAGTTTTTCTTTAACATAACTATCAGCATCACGCATTGTGTTACAACCAACGCCGGGCAATGTTTCTAAATATTTCGGTAGTTCATTGTGATTAACTGGCATTCCTTTATTCATTGCACGTGCATATGAACATACTGTCATTGGAATCCAACTATCACCAACATTTTTAATAGCAGAAATTTGTTCTTTTGTATAGTCGTTACTCTTCATCCAATCTATTACCCAAATTTTACCATCTTTGGGCGTAAAGAAATAGTTATAGTAAAAGGCTGCGCGGCATCGTTCTTTATAATAATGTTCCGCTGACATATCATCTGAATATAACCATTCTGGCTCGGGACCTGTATACTTTTCGTCTACAAACTTAGGTGTCCTTGCTGGTTTAGATTTTTTACGTTTTAAAGTTGCTACCATTTCGAATCACTCCTTAACCCTATTTAATGTTAGTATATAATAATATAAAGATTTGTCAAGTTTTTTCTTAATTTTTAACAAAATCAGTATTTCCATCAAGTTCTTGAACTCTTGAAATAATGTCAGACTTTAGAACATTTATTAGTAATGCACTACGGAATTCAGATGATTTATTAGGCATTGTACTATGCAAAGTCCTACCATCATACATCAATACATCGCCAGGTTTAGCAAGTAATTGCTGTCCCTCAGTTAACAATCTATTATTATAGTGTTCTCTATTTTCTTCTAAATCATTATAATTGATTCGCTCTAAACTAGAGCCTGGTAAATACGCAGTGCCACCATTTTCCAGTGTAAAGTTATCAAGTGGAATAATAATTTGAACACCAAGAGTTTCATAACTTTCAGCAAACTCTTCAAACCGATATGGTGTGTCAATATGAGCATAAACTTTGTTTGACGATGGACGAGTTGTAATACAATCAACTACATGAATATCCCATTCATTGCCATCAAATAACCGATTTATCGGATCATATAATTGCCAAACAACTGGTTCCCACATTTCTCTCGGTGGCTGTGTAGTCCACCATACATCATATTCTCGTTCACCGTCGTGTATACTATAGTAGTTGCCGTCTACTGCATTGCCACGATGATATCTTTCTGGATTTGTGGCCCACATCTTAAATTGTGCAATTGTAGTAGGATTTACTACATCTCGTATTAATAGTGTTCCATCTGATAACATTTTATTCTCCACATGTTAATGTTATTATATGATAAATACAATTAGAAGTCAAGGAAAAAATAATGCCAAGATTAAGTTTATGGAACCCACGTAAAGGTAATGACTATAAGTTCGTTGACAAAATGGTGAAAGCACATTTTGAACACGGCGGAACAGCATTACTTGTGCACAAGTATGTAGGATCAGTTGATGAAACTGACCCAAACTATGATCCAGCAAATCCACCTATCCAAGATTTATTGTTTATGGAAAATCGTGACAGACGATATGAAACTACAGTGTTTGAATTACGTGGAACATATACAGTTAGCGACCAAGATTTTGATCTATCACAATTTGGTATGTTTTTAGGAACAGACCAAAGCATATTCCAAGTTCATATCAATGATATGGTAGAACGTTTAGGCCGTAAGTTAATGACAGGCGATGTAATAGAACTTCCACATATGCGTGAAGATTTATTACTTGATGAAGAGGCTGATGCAGTCAACCAATATTGGGTAGTACAAGAAGGATCAAAATCATCAGAGGGATTTGATCCAGGTTGGTGGCCACATATTTGGCGTATTCGTTGTAAACAATTGCAGGATACACAAGAGTATAGCGATATATTTGGAACTGGCGAAGAGGTAAATGATCTAAAGAATATGCTATCTACTTATAGCAAAGAACTTAATATAAATGAAGCAATTATACAAGAGGCACAAGAAAATGTCCCTGGTAGATATTATGATTATAGAAAGAACAACTTAGAGTATGCGGTAGAAGGTTCTGCTCATCCAAATGATGTAGATTTTTCAACGGTTGCGACTGGAATATCTTTCCCTCAATTCCCAGATGATAACGCATTTTTTCTAAGAACAGATTATTCTCCACAAAGATTATTTCAGTATAGAGATAATAAATGGTATAAAATAGAGGATGATGATGGTTCATGGCAAGTTGGAAACTATCTGCACCATAAATTCATCAACAATGATGGTATAGTTACATTAGATGATGGCACTGAAATTACATCACGTGTTAATTTATCAAAAGCAATTAAACCTAAAATAGACTAAGAAAAATATTATGACACAATTATTCACTGTAAATCTCACATTACAATATGGATTGGATTAAAAATGGCAGATTTAAGACAACTACACTTTTATGATGAACAAGTAAGACGTTACTTGCTTCAGTTTATTCGTATTTTCAGTGGCTTTAATGTTAAAACTGGTAAAAAATTAAATGACGGAACAAGTGATTACTATATAAAAGTTCCGAGTCGTTATGGCGATGTAACAAGAATGGCTGCAACAATTATGAAAGGCAATAGTGAAAATATTGTTAATTCAGCACCATTTATTTCTTCATATATTCAAAGTTTACAACCTGATAGACAAAGATTACAAGAACCATTTTTTAGTGATACAGTTAAAGTCAATGAAAGACAATGGGATCCTGTAACTAGTTCCTATACCGAAGAACAAGGCAACAGATACAGTGTAGGCAGATTAATGCCAGTTCCATATCTGTTAAATATGCAAGTTGATATATGGACATCAAATACAGATCAGAAATTACAACTACTTGAGCAAATTTTAGTTCTATTCAATCCAGCATTAGAGATACAACAAAACGATAATCCCATTGACTGGACTACAATTACTACAGTTGAACTTACTGACATTCAATGGACCAGTAGATCGATCCCAGCAGGCATTGAGGATCAAATTGATATTGCTAGTTTATTCTTCCAAATACCAATTTGGATTAATCCACCTGCACTAGTTACTAGACAAAATGTTATTAGAAATATAATTCATAATATTTATGAATACAATGATATTGATACACTTGATTATGATCCAAATGCATTTGAATTCTTTGCAGATTTACAAGCACAAACAAGTATTGTTGTCACACCAGGAAATAATGCGATCCAAGTCACGAATAACAACGGTAATGTATCAGTGAAACTACTAGAGAATGGAAACTATGAAGACGATAATAATAGTTGGGAAAAAGTTATTTCTAATTATGGTTTATTCAATGATGGCGTATCACGTATGCGCCTAAAGTATCATGGAAATTTAGAAAATATTGATGCTGATGTTATAGGTATTCTATCATCAACTGCTGATCCAAGTGTTTTATCATTACAGATCGATGTAGATACATTACCTGGAAATACAATAAATCCCATAGATAAAGTAATTGACCCATCAACTTCACGTCCTGGATTTGGTAACTTACCGTTTTCTGGGGTGGGACAACGTTATCTATGCCTTAATTCTGATGCAGCATTGCCACAGTGGGGTATCGATATATCAACAAATGATATAATTGAATATAATGGAAGTAATTGGGTTGTTAGTCTAGATGCAAGTGAAACATCTGAAATACACTATGTTACAAATGTATTAACTTCGCAACAATTCAAACTTGTTAATAATGAATGGGTAGATACATTCCAAGGGTTATATGAAGGTGGTTATTGGAGACTAGAATTATTAAGTGGAAATGATGATGATTAAAGCAGCAGGTGCTTGTATTGTAGCAAAAGATACTCAAAGAATTTTATTACAACATCGGTCTCTTAAAAGTTCATATGCAAGGAACTGGGCATTTTGGGGTGGCAAAATTGAAGATAATGAAAATGTTTCACAAGGATTACTAAGAGAATTAGAAGAAGAAATTGGAATTGACGTAGAAAAATATGTTAAAAAAGTTTATCCATTAGACCAATACCATGCAAGAGATAAAACATTTAGTTATTATACATTCGTTGTTTTAATAGACAACGAATTTACTCCCATTATAAATGATGAAAGTGGCGGATATGCTTGGGTAAATTCAAATTATTTTCCAAAACCCTTGCACCCAGGTGCACAACGAACACTATTCAAGAAAAAAAAGTTAAATATACTTAAATCAATCATAAATTCTCTATAAATATATGTAGAGCAACTAATTGGTTGAGAGTATGATTGAAAATAATTGATTTCAAAAAGCAAAAGTTTCTTAAAGAATGCAGATTATACCTTAAAAATGGTGAAGTATCTGT